GGTTAGACATCGATTCGACATCTTCCGCACCAGGCTTACAGGGAATCATTGGATCAGGTCGTTGCATTAAACGCTCCAAGGCGTTCCTTTGCCTGTAGTTGGCGTTTTCTTTTCGACAAGCTGTGCATCCAATGCTGCATGAATTTCAGCAACCTTGTCCGCACCACCAAGAGCAGCTTGCGCCCATGAAACAGCCTGCGCCTCTGTTACGTCGTCATACTTGATCATGTCTTCTGCATCTGCAGGCTCAAGACCAACAGAGCCATAAGCGCCAACGCTATACGTTCCATCCTCATCAGTGGCATTCACTGTGTAGTGGAGCGTGTTGATCATGCCATCAGCAAGAGTGCGATCACATTGACCGACTTTCCAAACGTAGGTGTTTGCCATAGTTAAACGAATGCAGGATTAGTGTAAATGGAAAGCCCCGCGTTGCCACGGGGCGGATTACTGTCAACCAGCCTCAAGGGCAGCGACTTTGGCTGATAATTCAGCAACAGCGCCAAGCAGTTTCATGACAAGTATCTCATGGTTAATAGCTTTGTAGCTGTCGTCTAATTCTTCGTAGGTTGCAGCTTTAGTCTCATTGCCTTCTTCATCTAGCACAGCAGGCGTAAGTTCTTTGCCTTGTTTAGTGCGAGGCACGGTATAAGTTAATTCAGGGCAAACTTTTTCAGCTTCTTGTGCAACCAAACCAAGGAAACGTCTTGCACGTAGTTCTTCGTTAAGTGGTGCGTCATCGTTCCAATCAAAGTTTTTAAGTTGTGAACCAAGAGCTACAGCATCTGCAAGTTGTGGGTTTGCATCGGTGATGTTTTCTTTGAAGCGTACGTCAGAAACGTTACTTGCTGTAATTGAGCCAGTGAATGTAGCAGCACCATTACCTTTTAATCTAATATCACCACCTGTCGCACCCAAAACTGTTACACCTTTGCCTGCGGCCGTAGTGTTAACTGTTAACCCTGAAGAACCATCATTGCCTACGGCTGTGATCTGACCCGCAAATATAGCGGAGCCGTTACCGCCGATCGATGCAATAGAGGTTGCGTTGCCACCAGTTCCTGGTGATTTGACTACGTTCAAAGCAGTGAATGTATCAGTGTCGGTACTCGTACACTTAATAAAGACTCCACCACTATTTATTGAAAACTGTCTTGTATTGGCTGTTGAGCTGTAAGTACCTAGAGCATCTATACCACTCGCAAATGAAGCGGATCCGTTAGCTTTAAATGCAATTACTTCTTCATCATTGCCATTAGAAAATGTAGTAATTGAGGTATTGCCTGTAAGCGGATGCTCCACAACTAGAGCACGAGCGGTTACGTTACCCGTAAATTTAGCGGAGCCATCGTCTTTTAGAAATGAAACTTCAGAGCCATTGTTATTGCCTTGAAATAAATACCCTGCAGCGTTTGCACCTTGAGAAACAAATGCTCCATCAGTTTGAACCGTGCCATATGCAATCAAATTGCCCGATGAGTCAATTTTGAGTCGCTCGGTTGGTGATGACGCACCATCGGCAGTAGTGGAGAACACTAAGCGACCTGGCATGTCGTTAGCGCCAGGTGTGCCGTCTACTTGAGCTTCAATCCTGGCACTACGGACAAGATCTGTTCCATCTGACCCGGCAAAATTAATGGTCCCAAGTTTATCGTTATTTGCAACAACCGTAACTCCTCCAATCGAGGCACTTCGTGTTTTTGAAAGTTCGAGAGTAGGGCTTCCTGCATCAACAGAATTTCGTGTAGCTGAAAGACTTGAAGAAGCAAAGTCAGTACCTTCTACCTGCACTTTGCAAGATGCAGAACCGTTATTAAAATCGTTACGCGCAGTAGATGTACCTACCAACAGCCTGCCTGATGAATCCAGGCTCATCCGCTGGGAGCCAGTAACATTAAAAGCAATCTCGTTGTTACTAGAACTTGTGTAGTTGCCAATAATAGATGGCCTGTTGCTGCCACCGTCAGTACCAAAAATAATTCCTTTCCCTGAAGTATTAAATCGTAAATGCTCGCTTACAATTTTTACATTTCCCGATGAGTCAATCCTGAGGCGCTCGGAAAGTCCAGAAACAGTAGTTGAATCACTACCGTTTAGAAAAGTCATATGACCATCAAAGACTTTGATGCCAGCGTCAAATTTGCCTGAACCTGTACGCTGAAAACCTAGAGCAACTTCAGTTGAAGCTCCTAGTGTTAATTGCGCATCGGTCATGGTTGAAGTTGTTCCAATTCCAACCCGTTGGCTTGTGTCAATTGTTAATGCAGTAACTCCGCTTGTTCCAAACGCTAGCGTTCCATAAGTTGAATGAGGAGCGTCAAATAAAACTCCAGCATCATTTGCAGTATTTGCAAATGTTGATATTTTTAGACCTCGTCCAGCAGATGCACCACTGGCTTCAATTAATGAACTATTGCTAGTTCCAGATAAGATTTCAAGTGGTGAAGTGCTTGGCGTAATTCCAATGCCGACGCTTTCTTGAAATGTAGCGTTGCCCGATGAGCTAATTCTGAGGCGCTCAGTTAAATTTACTGGATTAACCGTTGCTGTAGAAAAACGAATTGCTCCACCATTTGCGGAAGAACCGTCCATTCCAGTCGGTGCAAAACCTTCAATTTTTGCAACTACGCCAGCAGATGATGAAGAGTCTTTGGATTCAAATTCAATAGAGCCAAAAGAGTTTCCACTGCTAATTGTTGTATCTGTATTTTCAAACCTTAAGACCGGACCGGAACTATTTGACAAATGCAGCATTTGGTCAGGCGACGTGGTGCCAACCCCAACATTTCCTGCTTGATCTATAGTTATTCCAGAATACGTGCCGTTGTATCCATAGATATTAATCCCGCCGTGAGTATCATTTCCTCCATCCCTGGTAAATTCAATTTTGCCGAGAGGATAATTATTCCCACTACGATGATTGTATGCAGCAATTGTAGAAATAGCACCATCGCCGCCTCTGTCGCCAATTAACTCTAAAGCAGAGACAGTGTTGCTAGCCTCTGTAGCAACAGTGAGACCAGTCGCAAAAGACCCAACATTGGCACTCGTAGTACCAACCCCAACATTTCCACTTGCGTCAACAACAATGCGTGAAGTTCCAGCAGTTGCAATACCAAACTGATTAGCGCCTGGTGAGTAGATACCAGTGTCAGTATCTGATCCTGAATACAAACTGACTGCAGCAGCAGAGCCCGCTGGATATGCCAGCTTGCCATTTGCACTCAACAGCCCGGCGACAGCAACCGTTGAATCAAACGTTGCCGCGCTCGTTACGTCTAACGTTCCAGGGACATCAACGTTGCTTGTAAATTCAACGCCTGATCCTCCAGAATCAGTTTGCAGCAGTTGACGCGCTGTACCGTTTGCCAGTTTGTTGACTGCAATCTCTGCACCAGCGTTGATGTCAGCATTGACGATTGCTCCATCAGCAATCATCGCGCTGGTTACAGTTCCGGTATCGCCAGTTGAAACAAGGGTGCCAGAAACATTAGGCAGCGCAATTGTCCGGTCAGCTGTTGGATCAGTGACCGTTAAAGTTGTTTCAAAGTCGTTAGCACTAGAACCTTCAAACTGAATTGTTGCTGCCGTATCTAGCGAAACTGTGCCCGAGAATGTCGGGCTAGCTTTTGGAGCCTTTTCAGTATCAACTTCTGCGATAGCTGTTTGAACGTTATTAGCAGCAATGCCGCCAGTAGGGGTAAATTGAACGTTTGATGCTTGCTGCGCAGTAACTGTCTGCGATACGTCAATTTCTGTGTAAAGAGTGCCTGTAGATAACAAGAAATCAGGCGGTGACAAGGCAACAGTCGGGGCAGGTGATGTGCCAGTGCCGGCTGTACTAATAATTACATAATGCCCTTTATTGCTAGAAGAAGCGGCAGGCAAGGCTTGCCCAACGGTGTAACCAACCGCAGTGCCTTCAGTCGTTACCGTAGCGACTAAATTTGTTGTTGCGTTGTAAGTTCCGGCTAAAACAATTTCACCAACACTGATACCGATTGGCTGCCATACGTTTCCATCCCAGAGAAAATAATCTCCCGTAATGCTGTTTAGATGGGTTTGGCCAATAAATGCACCACCAGCAGGTGTAACCTCCGCAATCGTTGCTGTTGAACGATCAGCCAACTTGTCCGCTGTAATCGCATCATCAGCAATCCGAGCAGAAGGCAAACTACCTGTCGTTAACTTCGCTGCATCTAAATCTGGGATGTCTGTGGCAACAAGAGCAGTGCTGCCGGTTACATGGCCTTGAGCATCAAAAGTAATTTTTGGCCCAGTAGCAGCAGTGAGGCTGTTTGAATGATTTAAAACACCAGAGCCAGTTACGCTTAAACCGGTTCCAGGCAATACGGAGCCAGTTGTAGATGACGTGGCAACCGGAACATCACCAGACGCAATAACACGACCGCTGGTGACAAGACCATTAGCGTCATATTTGACTAGGTGGTTTTCTGTTGTTTCAGCTGTGACGCTGTTGTTAACAGTCAGCGTGTCCCCAGACATCGCCAAGCCGTTGCCATTTACAATCACGCCACCTTTTTCAGAGCTTGAGGCGGTTGGCAAGTCTGTTCCAATAATTGCTCGATAGCCAACGGTTCCACCGGAGCCAGTAGGACCAGCAAGAAACTGACGAGCTGCAGAAGTATCGTCCAGCGTCGTGCTGATCGTTACGGTGTCGCCGCTAGTGGTTGCCGTGATATTGACAAGACCGCTTGTGCTGCCGCTTACAACGTTGATCGAACCAGCAGCTTTAACGCTTGTCCAAGCTGACCCTGACCAAACGTAGATTTTTGAATTATCTGCGGTGTCTAAAGCGACCTGACCAACAAAATCGCCAGAACCAGGCAATCCTGAAACCAGCGTGACGCTTGAATTGTCAGCAAGCTTTCCGGCGGTTACGGCTTCATCTTTTATTTTGAGAGTCTCGACAGCATCAGTTGCAAGAGCATTAGCATTCACCGCTCCCGCGCTGAACAAGACCTTTGCGCTAGGGATCGCTCCGTTAGAAATTAACGTCACCCCGTTAGCGATCAAGTCGCTGACCGTCAGCTTTTTGGTTTCGCTTGCGCTGTCATCAACAACAGCCACCACATCTGCAGCGACTAGGTCAGCCCCAGCCAGAGCACTCAGGGCTGAAATTTTTAGATCGGCCATTGAACCCTAGACAGGAACCACGATAGGCCCATCATATAGCTGGACTTCTACGTTTCCAGCAAAATTGCATCTGTGACACCCTGCTCAAGCAAAATTTCATCTTCACTTTCTTGCAATAGTTTTTCTTGAACATTTAAATCCACTCTTAGCTGCACTGGGCCTGTTGTCACAAAGTCAGCGGTAATACGCACAATTTCGCCAACAGCAAACTGAACAGCACATCCAGTCAATACACCTGTGAATTGATACCAGACGGCATCATCACTAGCATTTGCATAGTTGCCTGGATTGTATCCGGCTGTTTTTAAATAAAATCTAGCTGAAAAATTACTACCAACCTTTGTCCTCAAAACAAGCTCTGCTAAATAATTTGGTAGCTCTTTTGCTGTGTCACCTGTGTATTCCCATTCGCAAGACATCCGCCCAGACCCGGTCATAAGAGTGCCAACTTGACTTCTAAATTCATCAGAAAGGACTGTTGTATCTACAGTTTCTCTTTGTGTATTTAGCTCATAACTTTCAACTCTGCCTAAAATCCTATATCTAGAATTTTTGACAGATACTTTGATTGGCAACGCATTTGCGGGCACTGCCAGTGCAATAGCGTTTGCAGATTCTCCGTT